CTGGTCTGGGAGGAAGTGCCTTGGTATGACAACCTACGTGGTGGAGCCCAACACACATACGAAATGTAGTCAGGACATGCCCACCATCCACGGAAAGGTACACATCGTGGGTCAACAGTGCCTCGCACGTCGTCGACATAGGTTGGCCACACACAGCACACGGCTGTTGCGACAACTTGGACGGTCCATCCGCAATGGTGCGGACGCCTTTGATAAGCGATTGAAGATCGAGCTTGTTCATGATAGATAGTGATTACGCCGTCCCCAGCGTGGTCCCGTATGGTTGGAGGTATCAATCCCAGCCATAGGTGTCAGACAAGTCATCCCCAGGGTCGGGGATGCTCGTGATAGGAAAGCGTGCACGACGCCCCATGAGCAACTCCCACGCGTAGTTCGCGTAGTTGCAGCCGCACGAGACATCCTCACAAATCTCGCAGGGTCCCGGAACAGCGGGCCCATCCACCCAGAGGTGGGAATCGAGGTATTCATGATAGCGTTCGCATTCGAATCCTTGGTGTTCGCGATCGTCCCATTCGACTGTGTCGAGCCACGCGACCTGCTTCGCACGTTCCAAGTCCGTCCGACGCTCTCTCCCGAGAGGCCGCTCCTCCAGACACTCACGGGGGCGTACCTCCATCGTGAGAGCATCCGGATCGAGGGAGTCCCATTCACTGGTGACTTCCACGGTCTTGGTGTACCCTGCAGGGCGCTGGCGTCGTTTGTCACAGACGCGAAATGGTTGCAAGCAAAGCCATTCAGAAAGGGCGGGTGCCCCCAGTCGCCACTTGTACTTTGGCGGCTCACGCGGATCGGCGTCCGGTACGAGCCAGGGTGCAACAAACGGCACAGGTGCCTCAGTCACCTCCCTTCCGAGAAGCGGACCAAAGCCGATGTGACCATTCGGTTGTGCCTTGTACATGCGAAAGGCCTGTTGCCTCTGTGCCATGGTGACATGAGTTCTGAGATCGGGGTCCGAGGTCAGACCCATACCGCCCAATCCACGGGCGATGAAGAAATTGCGGTCCCCACATTCTTTCGCTAAGTCATCCTTGTGCCGCTTCAGGTAGCCGGCATAGATTTCTCGCTTTCGTGCAGGGACGCCAGGACGAACTCCACGCAGCAGCTCCGGAATGACCGAAACCTTGGACTGCTTATGGGGATCTTCCTCCTCGTCGTAGATGGTGGTTCCATCCGACACTTTCTCCATGACCTTGTTCTGACCGAAGTACAAGCCAGAATTAAGGAACGGTATTGCTTTTGGAGTCCGACTGTGGTCGTCGAGACGATATACCTGGGTCCCATCAGCCCACTCTTCCACCGGCGACCGAAGTCGGAAGTGGTAGCACGCCGAATTCGCATTCGCGTACACTGGGTCGTGATAGGCTTTCCCAGGACTCATCCGGAGTCCAACTTGCTCACCGTTGCGCACATGGGTGCTCCAACGGGATCGTCGCGCGACGTACAGCATGTCATCGCCATTCACCAGCACACCCCTGCATTTAGCACCGATCGGACGCGGGTCGTCACGGATCGAATAAAGGTAAAGACCTAGATTCGCTATGCAAAGGATAGGGAAGGACAAGATGGAACCCATCAGTTGCCCATTGCGCTGTTGAACAGGTGGAACAGGGAATCCAGCCGGATACTTACACCAATGGGGTGCCAGAACCTTCATCCAGATTTCCTTGAGATCGCTGCGTTGGGACCGCAGCAACCGCTCCATGATGGCAGCCGACAAACTAGCGGAAAGCCCGTCTGTTGCTGCACTGTAGTCAATGGAAAACCACTCATAGCGGCCAGTGCCCCCTACAACCCGGTTGTCCTCCAGGTCCATCAAATCAGTCGCTTGTAACGGCGCACCGATGAGACGAAACTCCGGAAACTCCCTCAGCACGGCGTGGAGCCGTTGCTGGAGCGGTTTGCTCAGGTAGTATGGCACTGCCTGCCCCTTACTGATCACTCTTGTCTTCAGTGGCTCTAGGACGACCTGGATCGTTGCCTTGAG